TCTTTCTATTTTGCAAATGAGGCGAGATTGTGTCTCGCCTCATTCAAATTAATTATTATGCACCTGGTGATGCGAAAATACCTCTAAAGTCAGATACACCAAATGAGTATCTTTCTCTAGCTTTGTATCTTACGTTACCAGTATCGAAGTCGCCTTCCATAGCCGTTTTAATTGGGGCTCTGTCAAACATCTTCATACCGTTAGGTACATCAGTAATGATGAAGAACGCATCCGGGTCAGTTAAAAAATTATTAATTCTGTAACCTTGTGGAATCATACCCATAGATACGATTGCGTTAACATCGTTATCTGCTGTTCCGACTCTTCCTTGAGACTTCATAAGTCTCTCAGCTGTGAATTGTAACTCAGAAGGGATAATCATTTTAACACCTCTTGCAGCAATTTTTAGACCTCTTTCGTCTGTTAATGCAGCAATGTCAATTAATGATTGTTCTAATGAAGTTTCATTCAAGTCAGCAGCAACAGCTAAAGTGTTACTTACTGTACCAGAGATAGTTGGGTGGTTTGTTGCAAACAACGCCGAACCATCACCTGATGTGAAAGTGCCGAATCCATTGATTAATGGATTAACAGCTTTTACTTGTTTAGTGTTCGCCATAGATCTAGCTAATGCTTTTGTATATCTACTAGCAAGTCTGTCATACAAGTTATCCTCAATTGCTTCTTCAGTTATTGAGAAGGCAAGAGCCACAGTTTCGTGTGTATATCTCGCAGTGAAAGTCTCTTGAGCATTGTCAAAAGTTACTCCACTTCCTTCTGGTTTAACTTGAGCTTGAGCAAAACCTGATAACATAACTTCTTCTTCAAACGCTCTGTCTGAAGATTCAGTAGTGTATATTTCAGCATGCTGATTCTCATAACGTTTATATTCCAAGCCGAATAGAGCATTCAAACCTGGTTCTAGTTCTTTGACTAGTTGTCCTCTACTTATTGCCATAGTTATTCTCCTCTATTATACGCCAGCTTCTTGTTTCAAGAAGTGTTCGTTAATTGTAACAACAAAGTTTACGTTTGCAGAAGCAAGATCATTATTATCAGGATCTTTAGAAACACCGATAACCTTTAATTGGCCATCAGTAGTTGCTAGATCTCCATCATCTAATTCTACTTTTGAAACGAAGTTAGGTGAACTTCCTGCTGCATACACGATATTAGCAACATTACCAATATCAGTTTGTGCAGAAGCACCTGTGTTGTTTGATTGTACTTCAAACCTCTCATACGGATCATCAGAAATGAATCCAACAATGTCAGTTGCAGTGTTAGATGCGTTTAAGTGATTCGCAAAAGTAGGCTTTTCTGTAGTTGCGTCAGTAAAAAATACACCAGTTAATGGTCCTAGTAATACATCACCCGCTGCAGCTACTCCAATTGTTCCAGTTGCTAACATTTTAACTGGATCTTGAAAGTATATAGCTGTTGCAGATGCTGCTATATCGTACTCGGATAAACCCTGGTTGTCTTTATTCTGACCAACTTTTCCGATCGGTTTTAAACCGAACGCGCTGTCTTTATTTGCCATAGTTGTGTCCTCCTTATAGACATTTAGTTTAGTTTATCCTTTGATGGAAAAGAATTCTGTTAGGATTTCTTTGTACCACCGAAGGTTACACGAGTTTGTCGATCAATATTGATCGGCATACTTGGATGCTGCTCCTTCATAAGATCGTTATCTACTGCTTCAACATTGTCCTGACCTTGTTTAACATAGTATTCAGAACGCTGCTTGGCGATCTCTTCCGGTACCCTTGCAAGCAAAAGGCCACCAACTCCGATCACTCCCTTGTATTTGCCGTCTTCAACAATTGGATAATCTGAATTTGGATATTCATCAGATCTAACTAATTCGTATCCTGATCTTAGTCTTCCAGCGATATTTTTCGTATCCTGAAATCCTAATGATTCAGCTCTTAACCATCTGTGCTGAAATCCTGCCGGCGCAGGGGGTGCATCTAAAGATGACGGTGGAGACCAAACTTTTTTTCGAGATTCTTTTTCTCTAGTTTGACTCGCACGAGAAGTTCTTTTTTCATTATCGTTTTCCATATGCTTATACCTCCTTCGTGATTTTTAGTTGTTTCGCATATTCTTCAAGTGGCACACCTAATTTTTTAGCAATTGCGACTTGAGACGGTGTGAGTCTCACGGTTTTGCGACCACTATTTGTACTTCGCTTCGCACTAGCTACTGTTTGTACGGGTTTGGTCGTTGTTTCCCCAGTTTCTGATTTAGTTGTATCAAATTTGTGTGGGAATTCAAGTCTTATTCTTCTATCAATTTCAGAATAATACTCATCACTTTGTGGGTCAAAACCTTCTTGCTCAGTTAACGTTTTATGTAGATCAAATGCCGTATAAGTCATAGCATTATCTTGACCAAACCACGTATTTTTAGCTGCCCAGGCCTCTGCTTTTGGGTCTGGAGCTTGTTGTGGTTTAGCTGGTTGATCTAATTTAAGTTCTGGTTCAGGTTTTTTAGTTTTCTTAAACTCTTCCTGAGCCATTTTTGTTTCTTCAAGTTTAGCTTTTTTATAACCTAACTCAGAGATTGCAGTTAAAGCTTCTGCTTCAGCTTTTAAGTCTGATGCTTCTCTAGCTGCAGCAAGTTTAGCCTGTGCTGCCTGCATTCCTGATACAATGCTATCTTCTGTAGACTGCAAGTATCCGGGTTCAAGTTTTGAGATTTTAGCTTCTGCTGCTTCTTTTAATTTAATTTGCGCTTTTGCAAATGCAGCTGCTTCATCTTTTTGTCTCTCAGCTTCTCTCCACTTATGGGTTAGTTTCCTCCTGATTTAATTCAACTTCAGTATCAGGTCCGGATGTATCAATGTCAACTGTTTTTTCTTCTTGCATAGTTTTCTCCTTCTATGTTTAATATTGATGAAGTATGTCTTCGGGGTTATCGATGGTTGCTAAAACTTCATCGTCATTTAGCAATCTTACTTCCCCTCCATCGATCTGGATTCTGGATCCAGCGTATCTTGCAAAAATTATCCAGTCACCTTTTTTACACCAAGGTCCCTCTGGAAATTTTTCTTTGTCATAACAATGTGGACCCATTGAAAGAACTAGACCACAAGTAGAACCTACTTGTTGTCTTTCTAAAGTTTCTTGTCCAAGATATAATCCACCTTTTGTTTTATTAGGCATTTTAAATGGTAGTACAACCATTCTCCATCCAGTTGGTTTAGGTAATTTATTTGTTTCTTTTGTTTTTAAACGTTCATAACCATCAACTTCTTTTTGATGAGCTTCTTCGTTTTGTTTCTCGTATTTATCTAATAGTGCCGATTTAGTTTTCGGAGACTCCGAACTCGACGACGTTGTCTGGTCTTTCTCTGTCATTTTTTTGCTCCTTTGGGTTTAGCAGGCTAGAGATTTCCTGTGATATTCTTAAATAGGCATGTGCCTGTCCCATCATATACTTGTATTTTTCCATGTTGTCAATACCACCAGCGATCATGGAATCTCCAATTGCTTGGTATTGTTCTTTTAACATTTTTTGTAGTTTATGTATTATGATTGTTTCTTCAGGTAACATTTGGTTTTTTTCCTTTATTTATTTTCTTTTTCTTATCAGATTTAGAACGTGAAAAAAATATTTTTCCTGATGCAATAATAAACTTATCTAATAAGCCAAAAAATTTATAAACTAATTTGTCTAACATTTTCTATTACCTTTAATTTATCCTCTGCTTCTGCAATTTTATTTAACAATTTATCTATTTCATCTAAATGTTGTGGGTGTTCTCCTATTCCTACAGAATTAGACAAGTAAATTTTTAAAGTTACTTTTGATTCAGCTATTTGAGCTTCGTATCTTTTTTTAAGTGCTTCTAGCATTTCTTATAGCCTGTTTTCCTTTTTTAAATATGGAAGCAACTTTTGATTTACCCATGACTTTAGCACGTTGCTCTCCAACAGTTAAAATTTGTATTTTTCTTGCAAATGGTTTACTGATTCTTTTTACTTTTGCAACAGTTTTTCTTGCGTCTGCAGGTGTAGCAAATTTTATACTGACCGTATCTTTTGGATTTTCGTCTGTATATAATCTTCTTCCAGAGCCTTTAGGCTTTTTTCCTGTTCCCTTTTTTGGATCTGCCACTAATAACTCCTTTTAATATTTTAGCTTGACCAGCGTGTGCTTTAGAAGCTTTTTTTAAAGCTTTAGCAACTTTTTTTATTTTATTTTTTTGTTTTTGCATATTTCTCCTTCCAATATTTTGCTCTCTCTAATAGTCTAATTCTATAATCTAATTTATCAATACCAAATATTTTTTTAAGCCATTTTAACATTTCCATCTCCTTCTTGCTTGTCTTAATCTTGAATTAGGATCTTTTGCAGCTTTAGGAAACTTTTTCATTTGTCCCGCTGATCTTGCACAAAATGATTTACGTCTTTTCGCAGCTTTAGATCCAGGTTTTACTTTACCCGTCACGGCTGTTTTTAGTTTTGAGCCTGGATTTTTTCTTCTATATGCAGCAACTCCAGCTCTTGTCATTCCTGCACCTTTTTCCGTTGGACGGAAATTTTTTTTATTTCGAGCAGGCCTTCTC